TCAAATCTTTCTGCAGTAGTAGGTTCATGTAAAAAGGCTTCAAAATCTTCTAAACCTAATGTTTCGTTTAAATATGAATATGCAGTTGCGTGTATTGTTTCTTGCGAACCGAACATCATCGCCATTTGTTTTATCTCCCATTTAGGAAACCAATCAGTAACCATTCCTGTCCAATAATCTGAAACTGCACATTCAGTTTGTGCAAACCCCAAAAGAATATTTCCAACTAAATTCTTTTCAGAATCCGTAAGGGTTTCATTCCAATCCTTAACATCACCTTGCATTGAAATTTCAGTATGAAGCCAAAATGCTTGGGCTTGTTTTAACCATCCCTCGTTATAATACACCGGGTATTCAAATGGTTTGTATTCTATTCTTTCTTTAAATATTGATGGTTTCATAAATTGTGTTTTCTTAATTTTTTATACTAGTTCCTAAAGTCTACAAAAGACCAACTGTTAACAGATTGGTCTCGTTAGTAGTCTATATATTCATGTAGAATAACAGACTGCCTCTCGAGACAAAAAGATTATCTTAATCTTTTTTTAATAACTTCTTCTTAAGTTCATCTGCCTTTGTAAAATATTCGTATGATGTTTTCTTATAATCTTTACGCTGTTCATATAAATCTCCTAGGATTTTCTTTAACATAGAAGTCTCTTGCTTATAGACTACTCCGTTTTCACAGACTATCACGTCTTTATCCTTTCTTCTTTCAGCTACTTCGTGTTTTTCTACTTTTTCAACAAAGGCTTCTGGTGAAATATTGAATTGTCTCATAATTGAAGGATATAGTGAAGCAAAATCAAATGCACTTACACCAGCATAATATCCTACAATTGGCTCTTTTACATAAGCGCCAGCATACTGTGCATTCTTTTCACTGTCTTCTTTCTTTTCAGATCCGATTCGTTTACCTTCTTCTGATAGTTTTCTTGCAATCAATGATTCTGTAACTGCCACTGGTGATGCTGCTTTATATAGAGGCATCTTTGTGATATTTGCAAGAGTTAAAAGGACTTCCATGGATTTCAACTTCTGATCTATATAATAAACTAAGACAGAATCGACCACGTTATAGTAGATATATTTAACAAAATCATCTCTATATAGATCCTGTAAGGAGCCTGTAAATTTAATCTTATTAACATTAAGAACCTGACCTGAAACATAATCAAGTGCATTAGATTCTTTTACCTTTACACTTCTATCATACTTATCATATAATTGCATGTAATCTAAAATTCCAATATGTAAGGGTCTACTGTCGTTTCTGTCTAAAGATTGAGTCATAGAAACTTCAGAAATATCGATCTGTAATCTCTTGCATCTATTTACAATATACTGCCAATCATAGTTAATAAAGTTCCAACCTGTCATCATAGGAAACTTAGGTAAAAACTTCATTAAGAATGTATATACCATGTCATATTCAGAATCAAACTTTTGATATTTAAATTCCCAATCTTGGTCAAAATCTTTAAAATACTTATTAGTATCGTCTTCAATCTTTTGAATACTTTTAGAATCCATGTCTTCTAATCCTAATACAATTGCCTTGTGTTCAGGTGTAATTATAGAAAAGGATAAGATTCTGCTTTTAGCTTCTTCAGCCTTTGGAAAGCCATCGACTATTTCAGTTTCAATATCGACGAAGTATGTTTTAGGCATGTTGTATGCAAAGATTTCTTCTTTGTCCTTTGCGGGTAATGAATCTAGAAAATAAGTTAAAGAAAATTTATTGTATCTTCTTGCACTTCCTAATTTAATAGATCTGCCATCCCAGTTTTTATGATCTATGCTTTTGCCTTTGTCGTTGGCATTACATACATACCAGTTTTGGTATTGTGAAATAGGATATTGTTTAAATGCTACTTTACCTTCAGTGTCGTAATATGAGATAATAACATCTTTGTCTCTTTGTTCAATATCTAATATCATTAATAGTTATTTTTCTGACGGTTAACATTTTCTTCTGCTTTTGCGAAGTAGTAATTGTATGCTGTTTTAGCATCCAGCCCGATTGAAGCGGCATAATTAATAAAGAAATGTAGAATGTCTACCCATTCCATATACAATTCTTTTTTGTCGCCTTCGGACATGTCAGAAATTTTTAACTTTTCGTATTTTATGAAGTCTTTTTTCCAGTATTTCCACACTGCATTACCACTTCCGTCTTTAATGCCACCTAAAGCATCTGTCATTTCATGAATTTCGTCAACTACTGCATGTGTGTTGCAGTGCCAGAAATCCATAATTTCACGGATTGTCATATCATCAAAGTTTAAACCATAAGTCTGCTCTTGCATCTTTTTTTGGTTTTCCATGATATCTGCTAAGTGTGTTGTTGATTGGTCGTAAAAATCTTTTACTTCTAGATCTTTACATTCGTTATCGATATTTGCCATTTTTCGCTACTTTTTAATGTTACTTATTATTCTACTTAAAATAATGAATCTGTTTTTAATTCTATTGGTTTTTCTACTGATCTTTTATTAACAATGCTTATTGCGTCGAACAAATCATTGTTAACAACTTCAGGTGCGTTGTGTAATTTAGCTAATCGTAAAGAGTTTTTTCTAAACTCTTCTCTTCTTTCGTTATTATTCGCTAATTCTAGAATCTGTGGGATCGAAGCTGCAATATCTTCTTTGTCTACGAAGATTGCAAAATCCTTAAGTTCTATGAATGGAACTCCTTCAGTTCTATGAATAACGTGAGTTCCCCAGTGTTTGTCAAATAGCGGTATAGTTCCCGCTGCAATAACTTCACACATTGCATATTCAATCATTGAACCATAAAGTCTTTCTGGCAGGTTAAAGAATTCTGCACCGAACATTGATTTTCCAAGTTCTGCCATTCCTTCTGCTAAATTATAAGGACCATACATATACATTTTATCTTCAACCTGTGGATATGTAACTGGATTTTTAATTGCATGAACTTCAAAGATATCTTCTCTTAGAGTTTTTCTATCATCTTGTAAAAACATAGGAAGAGCTCCAATAGATCTTTCAACTCCTCTACATTCTGTTACAAAATTATTACCTTTTAATAATTCCATAATATCGAACATTCTAAAAGGATCTTTAAATCCAGCGAATCTTCCAAAATATGTAGCTCTTCTCTCTTGTTCCTCTACAGGAACTACTGTATTAGACCATGCATCATAATCATAAGGATTAAGATTCATTTCAATTAATGGAGTATCAGGTGCATGCTCTCTTAATTTATTTGCAAAATTAGATCTTGCAGAATAATTGAACATAGCGTCCATTGATTTCATGATTTCCCAATACTTATAATTCTTTGCTAAGTTTGCGGTGTTATGGTCTAAACAGTTTCCTATTTTAATAGGATTTTCTAAACCATAAATACAATGTGCAATAAAGTCTTCATTGAATTCATCACCTACTGATTTATGAGGATATGATGTGTAATATACAACATCGCTCTTTTCAAGTTCTTTAGCAATGTTAGGAATATCCTTTCTCTTAAATTCGGTACAAACGATGTCTGTTGTTTTATGGCGAGGCCATTTCTTTTCAATTGCCGCATATATTGTGGCATCGTGACCTTCTTTAATAAGCCAATTATAAAATTCGATCGTGTGTCTTGTGAGTCCACAACCTTCAACTCCTTTTGCTAATACTAATGCTATTTTCATTTATTTTCCATTTTCGTAATTATCTAAACCTTGAATATATGCCACTGCATCTAAAAGATTATCTCTTTTATGATTGTAGCTTTCTCTTGAAAACTTAAGAGCAACTAATGCTTTAAACATATCAGCGCCATTTACATCATGGCCTGTCATACCTTTAAATATTAGAGCAGCTCTGTCCATGCCTTCTGAAAAGGGACCGTAATTACGATCCGCTTCTTCACTCCTGTTGTTTACAATTTCGTTTGCTTCTTCTAAGATACTTTTCATAAGAATGTGTTTGATTGTTATACTCTATATATGCGTTTTGTTTACGGCTAATTTTTCTAATTTTGATTCTACTAGAATTATTAGATCTTCTATTCCTTCATTATACGCAAATTGAGTTTCATGTTCTAGATTTGCATACTTAATTTCATCTGCTGCGTTAGTCAATAAATTAACTAATATTTTTACGTCTTCTTTTGTCATCTTTTTATTTTAATATAAAATTATTTAAACTTTTTGTAATGTCTTCTGCTAAATGTGCTGTTTTATGTAAATTAGACATTGTAAATTTACCTCTTTTATTTAAATGCTTTTTTACTACATTGTTGGGAAATATATAAGCGTACTCTGCATTTAAAAGAGAACCATATTCCCACTTTACAAAAACGATATGTTTGGCGTCTTTACTTTCTAAATTTCCATAGTGATATGCAGAAGAAGTAGTATTAGTATGCTTGACTTCATAAGTATCTTTAAATTTATCGCATGTAACATCGAATCCTTTTTGATTTCCACCAATACACAAATACTGAGAACCTTTCGAATCTGTCAACCATCTTGAAATAATATGTTCAGTGGCTGCTCCCATTATATTGGAGTTGTTTTGTTCAAAGATCTGTTTTGCCTTTTTTTCTAATTCTAATTTCAATTCTACTACCTCTAAAATATCTTTCATTTATTGCTGTTTAATTGATTACTATACTAATATAACAAAAAAACCCGAGATAAAAAAATCTCGGGCTGCTTTTTTTCAAAAAAAGTGCATTTTTTTAGAGATCTTCTGGAAAATACTTATCTAATGCTTCTAATTTATCATCAGCATCGACTAACATTGATAAAGCTTCTTCTGCGTTTTTGTAAAAGTCACCTGTTGAGTGATCTCCAATACCAGATCCTTTGTTTCCTAAAAGATCTAAAGATAAAAGCGCTTTTGATTTTTCAGCTAAGGCGCTTGCTCTTAGCATTTCGATTAATTTCTTATTCATAATTGTGTTTCTAGTAGTTTAATTGTTTCTTCTTTTAAAAATTCCTCAAAGGATAATGGAATCATTTCTCCTAAAATAGAGTTTACCTTTGAGCTGTTAAGTGCATATCTTCTATCGTGTCCAAGTCGGTCTGCTACGAATTCAAATTCAGGAGTTCTTCCCATGATATTTCCTATCATTTCAATAACTTCTAAATTAGTATATCTTTCTTCTGACCCGATATTAAATACTTCGTTAATTTGTTCTGACATCATTAGGTTATAAATAACCAATGTGTTGTCTGTTACGTCCATCCATTCTCTAACCTGCTTTCCATCACCATATACTGGAATTTTCTTTCCTTCTTTAATGGATCTCATTATAGTTGGAATAAATTTTTCT